AAATTAAATAAAAAAGAAGTACAAGATTTAAAAAAGAAAAGAGATTCAGATATAGTTTGGTTAAACGAACGTTGGATTTATAATGCAATTCACCCTTATATTCATCAAGCCAATAAAGATGCTAATTGGAATTTTCACTGGGATTTTTCTGAGTCGTGTCAATTTACAAAATATAAAAAAGGCCAGTATTATGATTGGCATTGTGATAGTTGGGATAGACCTTACAATCAACCAAACACACCAAGTCATGGTAAACAAAGAAAATTATCTGTAACGTTATCTTTATCTGATGGTAAAGATTATAGTGGTGGTGAACTAGAATTTGATTCTAGAAACATGGATCCAGGTAAAAAAGCAAACACTCATATATTAAAAGAAATAAAATCTAAAGGTTCTTTAGTTGTATTTCCTTCTGATGTATGGCATAGGGTAAAACCGGTTAAACGTGGTGTTAGACATAGTCTAGTAATCTGGAATCTCGGATGGCCATTTAAATAGGAAAGATATGAAAAAAAAAAAGAAAAGAATTAAGAAACCAAAATACCCTCAACAATTAAATAGAGAGGATTATTTTAAATGTCCTATATGGTTTGGTGATGCACCAGAATTTGTTGACGATATAAACAAAGCATCTGAGTCTTATATTAATGCAGCTAAAAAAACTATGCAACCTGACATAGACAAACGAAACAAGACAAATAAAACTACAGGTGATCTTGGTAGTGTCTACCATTCTACATCATTGATAGGAGACCCTAAATTTAAAATTTTAACAGATTATATAGGTGCCACATCTTATAATTTATTACTTGAGATGGGTTTTGATATGCGTGGTCATCAATTATTTACTACAGAAATGTGGGTACAAGAATTTGCTAAAGACGGTGGTGGACACCATGCTTTACATACACACTGGAATGGCCATATGTCTGGTTTTTATTTTTTAAAAGCTAGTGACAAAACATCTATTCCTTTGTTTGAAGATCCAAGACCAGGTAATCTTATGAATCTTTTACCTGAATTAGATAAAACAAAAATAACTCATGCCAGTTCAGCTGTGCATTACAAAGTCCAACCCGGTAGAATGATATTCTTTCCGTCCTACATGCCTCATCAATATGTTGTAGATCTAGGTATAGAACCGTTTAGATTTATTCATTGGAACTGCCAAGCAATCTCGAAAGGAGCATTAAATGTCATTCAAAAAAAATAAATATATAGTATTAAAAGCAGCAATATCACTTGAACTAGCAGAGTTTGTTTATACTTATTTTTTAAACAAAAGAACTACAGCTAGGTTTTTATTTGATCAAAAATATTTGTCACCATTTAACACAGAGTATGGTGTATGGAATGATGAGCAAGTTCCTAATACTTATTCACATTATGGTGATTTAGTTATGGAAACTTTACTTGGTAAACTAAATGACAAAATGAATAAAGAAACTGCACTAAAGTTAAGTCCTACTTATTCCTATGCAAGAATTTATAAAAAAGGAGATGTCCTAGTTAGACATAAAGATAGATATTCATGTGAAGTATCTACTACATTAAACCTAGGTGGTGATCCATGGCCTATATATTTAGATCCAACAGGAAAACAAGGACAAGCTGGTATAAAAGTAGAACTTAAACCAGGGGATATGTTAATTTATTCAGGTTGTGAATTAGAGCATTGGCGAGAACCTTTTGAAGGCAAAGATTGTGCACAAGTATTTTTACATTATAATAATGCTAAAGCAAAATCTGCTAAAGAAAACAAATTTGATAAACGTCCTATGCTAGGTTTACCTAGTTATTATAAGGGCTTTACAGTACCTAAAAAATAATATATAATTTAATCTTGTGAGGGGATGATCCACCACTGATTCCCCTTACTTTATTCATATTGATATATGCTCTAATCTAGTATATTTTGTAACTTGGAGTTTATATGTTAACAAAAATCACATTAAAACCAGGTTTAGATAAACAATCATCAGATACTGGCGCAGAAGGAAGATGGGTCAATGGTGACTACATGCGTTTCAGATATAGTTATCCTGAAAAAATAGGTGGGTGGTCTCAATTAACAGCAAGTAATTTAGTAGGTGCAGGCAGAGATCAACATGCGTGGGTAGATAATGCTGGTAATAAATACGTAGCAATTGGCACAAACAAACTGCTTTACATTTATTTTGAAGGTGCTGTTTACGATATAACTCCTATTGATAAAGATAAAATTCAAACTGGAGTTGCTATTGGAAGTACTAACGGTTCCAATGTTTTTACACTAACTTATGGTGCTGCACACAATGCAACAGTAGAAGACATTCTTTTAGTAAGAGATGGGTCTGTTGCTTTAACAGGGGTCAGTACTTCTTTTACAGCTGCTGACTTTAATGGAAAGTTATTTGAAGTATTAAGCACTCCAAGTGCTACTACACTAACTACTAAGATGACAACTTTAGCTAATAATAACGAAACAGGTACAGGTGGCGCTATTGCAACTGCAACTATAGATCCTTATTATGAAATAGGACCTGTTACTC